TCATGGCCGCGTGCACCCCGTCAGAGCTGCCTGCAGGGGCATCGGCAGCATCAATGTGATAATGGGCAAGGAAGGCGCGGTCAATGTCCACGCCTTCTATGTCAGTCATGATATTTTGACCGGCTTTGTGATTATAACCTGGTAATGTCATTTTTCAGTACCTCCTAGCTAGATTTCTTGACCAGGGTGACAAGGGAGTTCTTATCAACTACCTTGCCGTCTACCAGCATAATAGCCTTTGTGATCTGGTCGTCAGTATCGTTGTCCTCATACTTCTTAATAGTCATCTGCAGGTTACTGTTAAGAACGTAATCCTTCGGGTTAAACAGGAACGCAAAGGTCGTATCAGCAGACGGCGCTGCAGCATAATTATCCATGTAATCATTCAGAATAACGGTCCGGCCTAACAAGGTTCTTTCAGGTTTTCCGCCGATGCCATAAGTTACACGGGCGATGGGCTGCCCTTCTGCATCAACCATGCCGACAAAGCAGTTCATGAAGGTGTACTTGGTCATAAACCATACCGCTCCGTTTTCATAGGCCAGTGGCAGAGCAGCTTCTGCGGCTACCAGCTTGTCATAGGTGACCTTACCAGCTTTGGTAATTTCTATCTTCTGTCCGGTTGCTGGGGTCTCTGCCAGTATGCCCAGGGGCTGGTAATCACCGCCACCGGTACCGCTGATGATGGCCTGTTCCAGGGCCTTGGTCATGGCCTCAACCACATTGTTAATTAAGGTGGTTTCAAAGATAGCCAGGGTTACAGTATCAACTTCCAGGGACACTGATACGGCGCAGCGTAGCTTGTAATAATTAAAGGTTACGGAGCCAGTGGTCTTTTTCTGCTTGGCAGATCCGGCGCCTTCAGCTACCCAAGTAGCGGTCGGCTTGACACTGGAAGTCGGAATAGCCAGGCCACCTTTGTAACTGGTACGGGTGACCAGAGGCAGAATCATGCCGGTAGCTTCCATCTTCTCGACGATCTTTTCCATGACTGGGGCGGGAATTACATGGCCCACATCGGTGGTCTTAGTATTCGCGTCGGTATTTAACAATTTGGCCGGAATAGGCTCGCCGTTTAAAACATTGCGCATGAAAGCATTGCGGTATTCCAGGCTTGCATACAGATTATCTTTTGTAATAACATCGGTGGTCATATTCTCGATCACCTTCCCTTCCACAGTAGTAATCTTGTTTTCCAACGGGGTTACGGTGGTCTTGTCCTTCAGCGCATTTATGTTTGCCTGGGCCTTACACATAGCGTCATACTGCGCTTCCAGATCCTCTACGTCTTTCATTTTGTCCTCGTATTCTTTTAGTTGCCCAGCGTCAACAAAAGCCTCTGCTTCAGCCAGCAATGCGGTTCTTTGTTCTTGGTATTCCTGTTTAGTCATCGAGTATTTCTCCTCTCTTTCTCATTAAATTTATTTTTGCTTTTGCCTGAGTTTTTTTGGCTAAAAGCAAATCCGCCTGATCTTCAAGCGGATTGGGGTTCTTGATGATATTTCTCACTTTGTCTATTACCGACTGCGGGATCAACGGGGTCTGGTAAGCTGCCACCAGTTTCAAGTTCTGGTTTTCAGCTATCTTGTCAATCAACCCCTTATCCACAGCCTGCTGAGCTGTGAGCCAGGTTTCTTGATCCATCATCGCCAACGCTTCCTTCTCGCTCATGCCGGTTTTGGCCATGTACGCCGCAGCGATTGACTTATTGGCTGTATGTAACACATCACTGCTCTTATCCATGACGTGGTAATCTCCTTGGGCTCGGGCAGACACGTTATGTACCATGACCATGGCAGTAGGAGCTATATCACTCTTACCAGCGCAAGCAATCACACTGGCGGCCGATGCAGCAAAGCCGACAACATGGATATTAACTTCACCTTTGTAGCTTCTTAGGGCAGAGTATATTTCAGACCCGGCAAAAATGTCTCCCCCTCCGGAGTTTATATACACGTCCAGGGGCTCCCCATTGGCCTGGCCTATAGCCTTAATTACATCGTTCGGGCAAGTTGCATCGTATTCAAATAACTCATAGATCCACTTATCATCGTTGCTGATGATTGTGCCCTTTATATCGATCCTCAACCTTTATCACCCCCTTTGACAACGGCCGTATCAAGCCGGCGAATAGGCTCATCGCCTCCTGGTACTGGTGCCAGGTTAAATACTTCGCGCCATTCATTCGGCGTTAGGGCCCCACGGTCAACCATCTGAGCCAGGTTCAGCTTTGTCTGCATACTGGCCGTGGCCAGGTTAGCCGCTTCGAATACGATCCGGTTTCCGAAACCACGCTCTCGCCGGGTGAATAGCTTCCTGGTGTACTCGTTGCTAAGTTCAATCACCATCGGCTCAATTTCTGCCTCAAAGTAGGCGTTCCAGATGTTCTCGTCATAGTCAGACTGGACTATTTTTTGATTAGTGTTGAATAATGAATAGATCCGCTGAGTAGTTCTGTCCATCTGGGCGGCATTGGGGACATAATCTTCTGGTTTTATCTGCTGCGCGTCTGCTTTGGCGTCTGTGGCGGCCACTCCTGTGCCGCTGTTTTCAACACTTAAGAAGTTGGCTGCAAAGTCTGCCGCCTGTTTTTTCAGATCCTCGGGCCGCATCGATGCTGTGAATTTGAGTAGCCATCGAATTATGCTGCTGTTTTTGATAGCTTTAACTATGCCCTGGTCGGTAGTGGTGACTATCTCCATTAATGGAGCCAGGGCAGGGGCTACGGGATCGCCGAAAATATCGTTATTGTTGAAATCCTGCCGCAGGTGGATAATGTCAGCGTATGGGAAGGTATATATTTTCCCGTTTGCAAACATGAATTTTAGATACAGCGTGTACTTCTTGTCGTAAATCGCCTCAGCTGACACTGCCGGGATAGGATAGATCTCGGTTGGATACCCGAACTCATCCCGGATAATAAGAGCAAAAGCATTATTATTCAGGACCAGCTGAGAGGCCAGTTTCTCCTGGAGCTTTTGCCCGGTCATGTATGGATTCGGCTCCTCCAGTAGAAACCTGATGTATGGTTCCGGATTCACTTCCAACTTCCTGGAGCCGTCTTTCAAGACCGTCTGCCGGACATGTTTGGCTACCAGCTTCCCTATAGCCTTTACTTTTGGCCGCATGGCCGCCCGGACGATATCGGACTGATAAATCTTGCCGTTCCAGGCGTAGAAGCCATTGCCTCGCTCAGTCACCAATTGATATTTAGTTTGTTGTGTGGGTTCCTTGTTCCGTAATCGATCAAATAATCCTATGGGATTCACCCCCTTAAATCAGGCTTTGGTACTCATCCAGCCTATCCTGTAACACTACATAGGCATCTAACAAGGCTGCGGTACCGTCAATACGCTTAGTTCTCTTCGACGTTTTAACCGGTTGAATATTGCCGTTCTTATCCTCCTCAATCGCTGTATTCGCCAAGCACCACTTTGTGATGGGGTTATTGTTATAAACAACTAACTTACTCTCCAAATCTGCCCCCAGCTGCTTCATGGGGCTGGACAGCGTTTTCTTTCCCTGGATGACTGGAACCATGCTTTCCTTGCCGAATACTCCCTTCATTTCCTCGACCCAATAGGTCGCTGACCAGCTGTCGTATCCAACCCAGGGAAGGTAAATATCAAGATCGTTCTGAACTTCTTTAAACCACTCGGTAACATATTTAGCATGGACTTTATTTCCAGGGCAGGTTCTGACTAAGCCTTGTTCCATCCAGAGGTCATATGGGATTTTATCCTCTCTGACCCGCTGTTCTAACAGATCCTCAGCCAGCCAGAACATGGGCAAAACATAAATGTGATTATCGCCCGGCACCATGAATATGACTACTGCAGCCGTCAAGTCGGTCGTGCTTGATAAATCCGCGCCACCTATACCGTATCGCGGTTTCAGTTCCGCCAGGTCAAATGTAGCTGTATTGTTTAACTGTTCAAACGACAGCCAGGCCTCGGAGCTGGTCTCCCGGATATTAAACTCCTTACAAACCAGGTTCTTTACTAGTGCCGGATTAGCCTGGGCTTTTTTCACCTTCGCTGTCAGCTGCTCAAGGCTCTTTATCGTTCCCAGTCCGGGGTTGGCTTTTCGCCAGCAGGCTGGGTCAATCCACTCTTTTCGGTTGTCGAGTTCATAAATAAAGGCGATAAAGTGATCATCCTTATAGCCGTTCTCATCGAAGTAGCCATTTATTACTCTTTCGGCTTCCTCATATTTTTGATCGTAAATGTCCTCGCGGATCGTGCCCGCGGTTGAAGTTATAAAAACAAGCGGCTGCTCTCGGGCGGTGGTACCGTCGGCCATAATATCATATAGGGCCTTACCGTTCTTCCACTGGTGGATTTCATCCATGAGCACCCCATGGACATTCAATCCGTCCAGGGTATCACTGTCGCTAGCTAGGGGCTTAAAGGCCCCATCGTTAAAGTCACTGACCAACTCAGATACCAGGGGCTTGATTCGCTTGCGCAACGCCGGTGACTTTTTAACCATGCGCTTTGCTTCGCCCCAGATTATTTTTGACTGATCCCTCTTAGTGGCCACCGCATATACTTCCGGGCCGGGTTCATTATCACCCACCAGCAAATAAAGCCCCACTGCGGAGGCTATAAGTGATTTACCGTTTTTTTTGCCAACTACCAAAACTGCTTCCCTGTACTTACGGCAGCCGGTTATGTCGATAAATCCAAATACTGTAGCTAGCAGGGCCTTTTCCCATAACTCCAAAATGACCGGTTGACCACCCATCTTACCTTTGGAGTGCTTGCAGTAGTTTTCGATAAACTCAATTACATGATTAGCCCGTTTCGGGCTGTAATAATATTCACTGCTGTTATCGGCCAGGTCATATACAATTTTTTGATATGTTTTTCTAACCTTCTCACTGACCACCTCTTTGCCTGATTTGATCTGCTCCCAGTATTCCAGGATAGGGTTATAGGCAAGTGGGTATTTAATCATCCTCTCGACCACCTACAAAACTATCAAAGCCATCGTCCTCCGGCTTTGGTTCGTCCTTCGGTAGTAGGTCAGTGAGCTGTTTTATAATCTTCTGGTAGCTGGTGTTCATGGTATTGTACAGATCAGCCACCGGCCGCTTGCGCTCATACGGATCCTGGTTGATTCCCTGCTGAAACATTTCGACAAAACCATTCTGATCCAGGTCATCCTCGAAGTCCTCCAAAGTTACTCGCATGAAGGCAGCCCGCTGGATCAGGCCCTGGACCGTTTGTTTTTTTTCGTCCTTTATGTTTTTGTAAATTTTCTTAAGTCGGTTTTCCTCTTTCCTAATCCGCTTAGCTTTTTCCATCTGCTTTCACCTCCTTGGAAAAGTCTCTAAATAATGCCGGTTTTCAGGGAGGGGGGACTGCAAATTTACCTGTGTATTATTCCGAGG